TGTCTTTTGAAACATTCAAGGATATGTGTAAGGAGGCTGGGACTAAAGTGACCGAAGAGGTAGGAGAATCAAAATGACATGGGTCTTTATATTCTTAGTGTTACTATTTTTATTTAACGAGGAGTTTAGGAAATAACATGAGACATAGGCCACAATGTAAGGAATGCCCACAGCATAGCTCGTGCTATTGTACTATCAAAGCCAAGTTGGTAGCACCGTTTGGCGAGATGTGTGACGCTGGATACGTCATGTATCGGCGCATGGTGATACGCGATTGCGTAGCCAAGAACAGAAAGAACAAACTGACAGTTGACAATCAATCATAACTCTGGTATCATATACCACAGAAAGGCAAATAAGATGGAACTGATTTTCGAGAAGGTTATTCCTGAATCCAGACTCCCTAACTATGCACATCCTACCGACAGCGGGATGGATGCGTATGCTCTACTTGTTAATTACCCTGCTGGTGTTGTTGTTCACGCTGGTGGAAAGATTAAAATCTCCATAGGAGTTAGAGCATCTATTCCTGAAGGATACGAACTTCAGCTCCGCCCTCGCTCTAGTCTTTCTTCTAAGGGGATAATTGGAGCATTTGGAACTATTGATACGAACTACCGAGGAGAAATCTTTGCTGTTCTGTATAATAATTCTGGTTGTGACTTTGTAGTTTATAACGGAGATAGGATTGGCCAGCTCGTCCTCGCACCTGTCTATCACGCTGAGATTCGCGAAGGCAAGGTTGACACTAACACCGACCGTGGTACTGGCGGATTCGGTTCTACTGGAGTTTAATCATGATTATGACTAACGATGACTGCTATAAAATCCTTCGAGAGTACAATAAGTGGAGACGCGGACGCGGAAAGAAATATTCAGCTCCTGGCTTCCCTTTCTCTGCAACGGACATTGGCCTCGCAATTGACCGGGCTATCGCTTGCGTCAAAGCTATCCGAAAGGCCGAAAAGATTCTGGAGCAAACCAATGAGCCGACATCAGAAGATGGCAAGTGATTCGGCGCGTATGTGCGCTGTCGTTCCGAGGTCGATGATTCAGCAGTTGGCTGGTATTGCGATTCGTCGATCCGAAACTATTAGCAATCTCATCCGCGAATATGTAACAATCGGAATTGAAAAGGATAATAAAGAAGATGGAAAGTGAACAGAATACCTCGCTCAAGTCAGTAACGTCACGCATTGACATTGAGGACTACGCGAAACTCATTGCAGCTATGTATCGCTGGAATGCTAAAGATATGTCTTCGCTCATTCGCAAGATCATTCACGACCACATGAAAGACTTTCAGCTCGATCAGAGTGTGCTTGCGTGTGTCGAGGAGCAGAGGGCGAAGGATGCCGAACGGCGTGCAAAGAATGCAACGAAGAAAATGAAGCGTCCCAGCCTGTTAGCTAAACTCTTCGGATTTGCAAAGTGAAATGGAAGTCCGCAATCGACTGGTTGTTTTGTTCGGACTGGGGAATCCATCACATTCCTCGTGGGGATCGGATTCGTCGGTATCGCCTGACGAAGGCCAGCGTTCCTCTGGATATGCAGTTGGATTCTCCTTGTCCGCGATGGGTGCTGAATGCCCTGCTATGCGATGCGCTTATGTATCGCCAGCGTATTAAGCTAGTGCTCAAACATCACCAGATGGTAAGCGGACAGAAGATAAATACAAACCTGTTACAAGACGATATACTAAAAGAAATAAGGATAAAGAAACATGACTATGCAGACACCTCAGAAGTTCATCGGTTGGATTGAGAAAATCTTTCCGGCCACTGATTACGATCAAGAGTTCGCAGTTGCTAATTACAAGGATGAGGCTATGCGCGATATGATGCGCGCGAAGAAGGACTACCCTCAGACGCTTAGGTTCTCAGCGAACATCAAGATGGGCGCGAACACTCAGCTTGACGGACTGCACGAGGGTGACAAGGTTCAGATTACCTACTATCTCTCTGGACGTTCTGGCATCAGCAAGGCCGGAAATTACTACTGTTTCAATACATTGCACATTGCGAAGAACCACGGAGTCGAACTGCTTGAGCGTTCCGCCCTTCAGGAAACCAAGCAGACCGACGAGGTTCCTGCCGATGATTCTGATGTTCCGTTCTAAGTAAACAAGTAAAGGAAAACCAAGATGAATACCAAGATGCGTAAGTGCGAGATGTGTGGCGAGAAGTTCGTTCCCGCCGTCCATAACCAGCGGTACTGCACGACTAAGTGCAAGGTCGCTAAGAAGTGCGCCAAGAGGCGCGGCAAGCGTCTGGCCGCTAAGCTTGCGAAGTCTGAGCCGTTGCCCATTAAGAAGGGTGAAACCTTCAATGTCGCTGGCAAGACTTTCAAGGCAATCGGTAAGAATGTTGCTGTCAAGGCCGTTTGCAAGGAGTCCGTCAAGCTCCCGACGAAGCGTACCGTCGAAGTCTTCAAGGGTGATACGCTACATTTTAACGGCCACTCGGAAGTTGATATGATGAATATCGCCTTCAAGATTCTCGACAAGGTGTTTGGCGTTGCCGAGTTTGAGAAGATTCTCAAGGGCAAGAAGTCCACCAAGAAGGTCAAGAAGTAAAATGATCTATTGCGGAATTGACCCGGGTGGGGAGGGATGCCTTGCTATCATTAACGATGATACGAATGCCATTACTCTCGTTCCGTACAATTCCAAAGATTACGCAGACGCATTGGAGGAGGTTTCCCTTCACGATGCGTTCTGCGTTGTTGAGCGCGTCTGGTCTTCTCCCCAGATGGGAGTCCGTTCCGCATTCTCGTTCGGCGAAAAGCTGGGAGAGATTCACGGTATGCTGGATGCGCTTGGCATTCCTTATCAGCTTGTCATTCCGCAGAAGTGGAAGGCGTTCTTCGGGGTTACTGCTGACAAGAACACTTCAATCGCCTGTGCTCATCGGCTGTTCCCGAAGGTATCTCTTCGTAAGACGGAGCGGTGCAAGAAGGATCACGATGGATTGGCAGAGGCTCTTTTGATGGCGTCCTATGCAAGACATCTCAATAAGGCATAGGGTATCCATAGTCCATCGATACCTCCAGTGTAGTTAAGTGTAGTGTAGTTAAGTTAAGGTAAGAGTATGACTATAATGTATGTTGTCGGCAAGAATGACTTTTCCGGTAATGAAACCCTGAAGTATTCTTTGCGCTCTGTTGATAAGCACGCAAGTGGAGTTGATGATGTTATCGTCGTTGGCTATCCTCCTGCGTGGCTGAAGTGCAAGACTCTGGCAGTCGAGGATATGTCTCACGGAGTTTACCTTGGGAAGCATTGGAACATCTTGAATTGTATTGTTCAGGCTGTTCGCCACTTTGGACTAAAGGGCGAGTTCATGTATTCGTCGGACGATCACTTCTTGCTGAAGGACACAGATTTCGACAAGTGGCCTCATTGGAAGTGCGGAGAGCTTTATACAGAGGAAGAGTACGAACGGCGTAATGGACACCCCGCAGGCTCGTGGCAACGCTCCATCGTAGAAACCCGTAAACTGTACGATAAGGTTGGAGCAACGCCTCTCAAGTCATCCTGTCACGCTAATACGCGATTGAACGCAGACTACTCCGAAGAGGTGTGGGAACTTGCTAACGACAACAAGGAAATGAGCAACTACGGGTTTGAGCCTACTTGCCTGTTTACCCTTGCTTCTATGTTGCACGGTGATAAGATTGAGTTTGAAACTTATAACGATGGCAAGTGTAAGACTGCAGATGATATTCACAACTGGGCCGGACTTGGAAAAGTGGCAATGACTCTGGCGCACGGTGCTGAAGTTAATCGCAATGTTGTAAACTGGATGAAGAAGACCTATCCGCAGAAATCGAGGTGGGAAAAGTGAACTGGGATAAGTTTGAGTTCAAGTCTGTTCTTGGATATGTCGGGAATAAAGACAGGATGGAACTTCTAAAGAAGGAGTTTGCTCGTGTTGGAATGACCGATTATCAGATTCTGTGGAACTTCGATTCGGTATTTGTAGATAAATTGTTCCGAGTTGTTCCAATGAAAAAGAATCGGAAACCTTCTATATTCAACAATGCGCTCGGCCATTATCGAATGATAAAGACTGCGTATCAGCTTGGATGCAAGAACGCATTGCTTATGGAAGATGATATTAGATTCCTTAAGGACAAGAACAAGCTGGAGAAGATAGTTGACTGCATCCCAGAAGACTATGAACTTGCATTGCTTGACTCAATTAAAGATGGGTGGAATGAAACACCGAAGGTAAATGACTATTGGAGCATCCTGGACAAGGGAACTTCTGCGGCTTGCTATGCCGTAAATCGAACTGGAATGCAGAGAATCATTCAGATTTACGAGCACTCTATTACCGAGAGAAACGGAAGTATCTATCCATCGGACACTTTCTTCAGGAAAGAGATAATGGAAATCCCAAAGCCAGTTTCTGTTACTAAGATGTATTATGCTCCTCTTAACGCGGCTAGACAGGTTAAGGTTCTTGATTCTAAGACGAATACAAACTACGATAGATGGAGCCAGTTCTATGAAATGCGCGGATGTAACCGCGAATTGTACGGAGACTAAAATGAAAAAGAAACAGCGAAAGCTATTGAACGCAATCGACCGCAAGCATCATCTTCCCAAGGGGACTACTGCTCTCCTTAAGGAGAAGTGGTATAATAATATCCAAAAGGAGACGAAATGATTAAAGTTCTTGCACAGATGGAAGTCGTTAAGTTCGCCGCAAAGCATCTTCATTACGAGGCTAATGGAGAATCGTTCTTCGGACTTCATCTTTTGGCTGACAGAGTTGACTTCGGCTCTTCTGCGGATGGACTTAAGGAAGCGTACTATCTTGGATTCAAGGAAGAGATGCCGCCTTTGGACGCCGCGATTGGAACTATCGCCATTGAAGGATGGTCTAATTACTGTTCCGCAATCGCAAATAAAGAACTGGTGCGTGGACTTTATGAATCGCTTTCTCAGTTGGCACTTGATGTCGAAGATGCGAAGCGCGAGGCCGGACTTCCTGCTGGCGTTCATGCGATTCTAGACAGTATCTCGCAGACTGCTCTTGTCATTAAGGGCCTGTGCTGGCGGACTCTTGAGGTCGGAAATGCCAACAACTAATCCCAGATATACTAAACGACCACTAAAATATATGGACGAACCTCGCCCTAAGATTTCCGTTCCATCTGTCTGCAACGGAAATGTGGTGTCGGATATTGTTAATCGCAAGATTCGCGCCACTCTCCTTTCTGGCGCACGTCCTCAACTTGCCACGATTGCTAGGGCAAATGGAGTCTCGCGTGATTACGTTCAGCGTATGCTGGACAATGACCCGGAACTGATGTCTTCCTATAAGACAAGCCTGTGTGTCACTGCAGAGGAAATCGAGAAGGCCGCAGTTGATATGTGCCTTGACGATGAGCTTAATCCTATTGCACGCGGTAAGCTGATAGAGTTCATGCTTCCCAAGATGATGCCTGAGAAATACGGTGAACAAGCAGGACTTCTCAATGGTTCTGGTTCTGGAGTTAAGAAGATTGCCATCAATCTTGTCATGCCTGTTATTGAAGTAGACCAAGACGGTATTCCTATCTCAAAGAAAGAACCTGAGATTATCAATGTCGAGTCAAAAGTTAGAGACAATTAAGGAACAGGTCGAGCAGAATACTGCTGACTATTCCCAGATGATACAGCTTGGCAAGCTGTTTCAGCCAGCATTCAATGTTGTCTGGAATGCGATTGCTCCCTATGTCATTGGAAGAGATAGTCGTGGAGATACCCCGGCTAGCCTTTACGATGAGTTGTTCCTGCAGGGAGGACGCGCAAGTGGCAAATCATATTTTGCTTCCGTTATAGTTTGGCTTGCGCTTGAATCCGATCCTAAGAAGAATGGAGTTATCATCCGCAAGGTAGGTTCTTCTATTCGCAAGTCTTGTTGGAAGCAGATGATGAAGGTTCGCAAGCGTCTTGAACTTTATCATTGGAAACCTAACAAGACGGAACTTACCTTTACAAACGAACTTACTGGTCAGCAGATTTTCTTTGTCGGACTGGATGATGAAGAGAAGGTGCGTTCAATCACTGTTGAAAGTGGTTATCTTTCAATTGCGTGGTTCGAGGAAGCCAAGCAATTCTCTTCGATGGAAGAGATAGACCAAGCGGTTGCTTCGATACTTCGTGGTGGTGCTGATGATGATGAGAAGGATTATGAAGCTGAGGATGAAGGCGAACAGGAATATCTTACAATCCTAACCTACAACCCTCCTAAGTCTAATAGCGATTGGATTAACATTGAGGCTCGGAATCGCGACAAGAAGACACGTCTGTCACACAAGTCTACGTATTTGACAATGCCGAAGGCGTGGCTTGGTGCAAAGATTCTTTCGGAAATCGAGCAGATGAAGGTCAATAAGCCCAAGCAATACGCTCATATGTACTTGGGAAAGGTGACTGGAACAGGTGGAGAATACTTCGATAACATTGAGGTTCGCCATATTTCTGAAGAAGAGATAGCAAAGTTTGACTATTTCAACATGGGAATTGACTTCGGAAAGAAAGACCCCAACGTCTGGATGAAGACGTATATTGATACCGACAATGGAATTGGATATGTTATTGATGGAATCTATCAGAAAGATTGGGATACTGACAGCCCAAAGAACAAGTATGAGCAATTCGCAGAATTGATTCTTCCTCATATTAAAGATTGTCCTGACGATACTATATGGTGCGATCTGGCTGGAGATGCTCAGATGTCAATTCTGTCTGGAAGTCCTTATAACCTAGCGTGCGAACCAGCTCCGAAGCAGGGAGTGAATGGACGAGATGCTGGTGGATTGTTCTTGCAGTCTCTCAAAAAGATTATTATCAACGATATTGTTCCAGAGGAAATTAGAGAAGAGTTGCTTAACTTTGAGTCTATGCAACGCGCCGGAGGAGCTGGATGGATTGATAAGCCCGGAAAGAAGAAAGACCATTCTTTCGACTGTCTACGATATAGTGAAAACGAAGCAATCGCAGATGGTTGTGTATCCTCCGGATATTGTAAAGACGAAGATGATGAAGAAGAGTAATTGCAATTTACGCAAATATGCTATGATATAACCAAGAGGACTTACTATGTGCGCTAAAAAGAAATCTTCAAAACCTGAATCGCTGACCGAGAAGTATCAGAAGCAACAGTTGATGGACATTTACATTGACGATGTTCCTGAGATTACGGAATCTGAGATTAAGAAAGCGTTCTTTCCAGATGTCCGCATTCCTTTGAGCGGTGGAACTAAGGCCCTCAAGGTTACGTGTGACTCTAGCAACGGTACGATCGGACTTTCTGAGTGCGAGTACAGTGGCCCTATTCCTCTTGGATTCCGTGAAACTCCTCCGCAGTCGTTGCCGTTGAAGGGCGTTGTTGGAAAGTTTCTCAAGCATTTTGCTGCACGTAACTTCTATATTGGCGATCAGCTCAATGGTTGGTTCATGCAGAACTGCTTCATCTACAAGGCGTGCGCGATGCCCGGTGATGATGCTGTGTCTTGTGGGTACGAGATTGCTATGCGTGGAGCGAAGGATAAGGCTCTCATCGAAGGCATGATGGATAAGTTTAACTCTGAGTCTTTCAATCTTGATGAGACGATGAGGACGTTTGAGCTTTACAAGCGCGGATTTGGTGGCGCTCTTATGATTCCGTGTTTCGATGAAAAGGTTGACATGGAGAGTCCGCTTGTTGATTACGGTCAGCTTAGAGGAAAGACCTTCATAGGATGGACTATCATCGAACCGTACTATCTGTGTCCTGAGATTGAGTCTGGTTCGCGAGAGGCAACCGACCCCACGTACAAGTATTACATGAATCCGACGCATTGGAATGTATACGGCGGTAAACAGAAACGCATTCACCGTTCGTGGTGTTTCTTCCGTAGGCACATGACCACCGTTAAGATTTATCAGCCGATGTATAAGTATTTCGGGCCGTCCGTTCCTCAGATGGTTATCGAGCGTCTGTACTCTGCCGAGGTGTGCGCTAACGAATCGTCCATGCTCCTGCGCTCCAAGCGTGCATTCGTCATTGAAGCCGATGTCCGCAAGATGGCGGCCAATCCGCAGTACGCCGAGAAGTTCCTGAAGAACTGTCAGGGAAATAGCGACAACTGGGGTGTTCGTGTCGTGCCTCGCAACTCTCAGGCCAAGCAGATGGACACCTATTTGACTGAGTGTACGCAGATGACCACGGCTCAGTACGGTATTCTCTGTGCCGAGATTGATATTCCGGCTCCAAAGTTTATGATGGCACAGCTTCAGGGCTTTGCTAATAGCGGAAATTATGAGATTAAACTCTATTCTGCTAATGTAAAGAAGATTCAGGATCAGGATTTGAAACAGCTTGTTGCTCAGACTGCACGCATTGAGGCCGCTACTAAGGGTAAGGTTGACCTTAAGTTTGATATTAACTTTGGCGAAGTCGATCTTCCTACCATCGTGGAACAGGGCAAGATTATGTACGAGGAAGCGCGTTCGATGAAGTTCCGCGAAGAGGCCAAGGCGATTAAGAAGGGTGCTACCCAAGACCCGAACAATCACAAGGGAACTCTGGAGCTTCATGGTAATCAATCGTGATAGGATATTGATACCCTATTGCGATAAGTTATAAAATGTGCTAATTTATAAGCATGGCAAAACAGATAACACAAGAAGGTTATGTAACATACAGCGATGTGTGCTTCTTCCGTTCCTGTATGGCCAAGTATGCAGGATGCGAACTTGACCCTGACGGACGTAATTTCGGACTTGAGCCTAAGAAGTTGTATAACGTCTTTCGTCCGCCGGAAGAAGTGACCAAGCCGTCGTTCGTTATGTCGTGCAACGCTAAGCCGCTCCGTATTGACCATCCCCGTGAAGGCGGAATGGGAAATATAGATGGACTTGAATCGCCTACTTCCAAGGTCGCTGGTACTGTTTCTGAGGTTCGTGTCGTTGGTACTGAGCTTCACGGGCGAGTCGATGTCTACGATCCTCGTGCGATTGAAGCTATCCGTAACGGCATGTGCGAACTCTCGCTTGGATACTCCTGTTCGTTCGTCCGTCGCAGTGGCGAATACAACGGAGAACATTATGATTTTGTTCAGTCTGGGCTGAAGGCGGCTAACCACCTAGCTCTTGTTGATGAGGCACGCAATGGGTCGCAGTGCCGAGTCTCGGACTGCAAACACGTATGCGACTCTAAGTTTAAATTGGAGCAACCTGATATGGATATGAGCAAGTTGTCAGCCGATGAACTCGTTGAGGGCCTTAAGGGTTGCTCTGACGAGTGTAAGGCGAAGGCCAAGGAGTTCCTCTCGACCCCGACTGAGGACGAGAAGAAACAGGCCGAAGAGAAGGCGAAGGCCGACGAAGAGGCGAAGAAGACCGCTGATGCGGAAGCCGCCGCGAAGGTCGAAACCGAGAAGAAGGAAGCCGTCGATGCCGCCGTCGAAGAGACGAAGAAGGCCGACAAGGAAGAGTGCGATAGGGCTTGCGAGGTTGCCGCCAAGGATGCGGTTGCCAAGTATCAGAAGGCCATTGAACTGGCTAATGATTGCAAGCCCAAGTTTGGCACGATTGACATGACTGGTATCCGTTCTGAGAAGGACGTTGCCGTCAAGGTCTGCGCGTGCGATGCGGCTCCTGCGTTTCTCAAGAGTGTTAAATCCGAAGGTGCCATCGTCGCACTGAGGGGCTATCTCGCGGGTGCGGGAAGCAAGGCGGTTGAGGTTCGTGCTAATGACAGCAAGACTGCTGGCAATGGCATGAGCGTTGATAGCTATCTTAGGACGATTTAATGATAAGGATGCACTAAAATGCAGAATATTATCACGAATACGATGGCGTTCGGGTTCGATGGCGAACACGCGAACGGTCAGCCCTTCCGCGCCGATGCGTACATTGCGTCGAGCGAGATCACCTTCGGTACTCCTGCGATTGCCGATGGCGTTTCTGCGGATGGATTCCCCAAGGCGAAGAACGCTACGAGCGGTACCTATATCGGTATGTTCGTTGGTGCTCATCAGCACGTCAAGATGGCCCTCGCCTCTGACAATCATGCTATCACGGTTCCGTCTGGTACGGATGTGGCAGTTGCCGCCCGTGGTTGCTGGTTCGTCACTCTGGCGGCGGCTGTTGCGGTTGGTGACAAGCTCAAGGTTGCCTCTGGCGCGTATGCCAAGGCTACTCTCCCTACTGATGCGGCGGATGTCGTTGGTACGATTATTGCCGTTGACGATACGGGTAAACGCGCCATCGTGCGCCTCGGTGAATAAGGAGGTAATGTAACATGGACTTTACGATTACTACTCACTCGCGTGCGGTTCGTCCGCAGAGCGAGTTCATGGTCGGAGACGCGGTTGCGAAGACTTCGGGCGCGTTCGACTACAAGGCCCTCTCCAAGATGGGCTTCACGGTGGATAGCGCGAAGGTTGCGCAGTGCATGGCTAATGATGCGGAGTACAAGGCCGCGGTTGAGGCGTTCGCGAAGGACGCTGGCTTTGAGCTTGGCGATGCTAACATCGACGCTCTCGGTCAGTTCTTCATGGTCTTCAACGAGACGGAGATTAACCGTCTGTATCGCGGTCGCACGGCTATTGCCACCTTCGGCGTTAAGACGATGGGCGACTGGCTCACCGAGAAGATCGTGTATAAGCTCCGTGAGCTGACCACGGCTAACACTGGAAGCTATGATGACTTCTCGCGTCCTGCGTACACGAGTTACAATTACGGTTATGATACCCGTGATACCATCCGTCTCGAGTGGGGCCTTGAGGTTACCAAGCGTGAGGAGATGGTTGCTGGTGTCATGCGCCGCAATGCGTACAAGGACAAGAAGGACGCGATTCTGCTCACGCAGGAAATCTGGGAGAATAACTTCTTCTGGAAGGGCGTGTCGGCTGGTAACAAGAAGCTGTATGGTGCGCTGAATGAGGTTAACCTCCCGGCGGCCCAGCCTCTTCCTGTTGATCTTGGCGCGGCTGAGATTACGCCTGCTGATGTCGTTGCGGTGTTCCGCAAGATTAAGCAGGATTTGGCCACCTCGCTCAAGGGCAATGGAGACATCGAGTCGCTCCCCGTCGAGATTGCGATGCCGATTGCGTGGCAGACCGCGCTTACGGCGATTGACGCGACTTCGGTTGTTGGCTACACGGCTAACAAGTGGCTCGCGGAGAACTGGAAGCCGGCTCGTGTTTCGTTCAAGCCTGAGCTTGATGATGCTACTGCCGATGGAAAGCCGATGATGCTCGTGTTTGCTGTCAACGTCCCCGGCGTTGGCATGGACACGATCAATCTGTCCCGTACCTCTGCGCTCCGTCTCGTTGGCGCGATGCCGACGCTCAAGGGTCGCGAGGAAGCCTACAGCTCGTCTGTGGCTGGCGCGCTCGTTGCGTGCCCTATGGGTATCCAGATTTGGGAAGGCCCCGGCGATTCGTCCGCCGCCTAACCATTAAAGGGAGGGGGTGGTAATTTCGCCATCCCCTCTCTTTCGTTCCTACTACAACTCAGTTCATCCATTAAAGTATTGGAGACTATTAAATGAAGACTATTATTTCTAAGAACACGGTTCCGTTTCTTTATCAGGAGTGGAAGAAGGTTAACGGTCAGTTCTTTACGGTTGGCAATGGAATCCTCATTCATGGCGGTGCTGGCATTGTTGGAGGCATTGACCGTGACTCTGGCCGTCCGCTCGAGCAGCATGGGATTGCTATTCCTGAAGGCGTTGCTACCATTATTGACGATGATACCTATGATCGCCTTAAAGAAAATGGGAAGTTCAAACAGCATTTGCGTAATGGAATCGTGAAGGTTCTGTCTGGTTCCATTTCGGATCAGGCTAAGATTGACGATGAGACGCATGATATGCGTGACAATGATTTGATTAACAGCCGTCCTTACTCCAAGGAAGACTTTGAGGCGGCGAATGGCGTTATCAATCGCGATGGCTCTGTTAACATCACGGACGCCGCAGAGGACATTGAAGCTGTCCGGCGTAGCAACGCTGGCAAGATGGCCTACATGAAGAAGCGCGATGCCGAGGAGCGTCAGCAGAAGCGTCGTGGCCGTCCGCGGAAAAACGGTTAAGGAGATTTATCATGCACAGGGTATTTGATTACGAAGACTTCATTGCTCGATTCTCTGAGTTTGGGGACGAAACCAAGTACCCTGTTTCTACCATCGTCTCCGCTGGTGACAAGGCGATGATGCACATTACGCCCGATGCGTTTGGAATGCCTCTTGGAGGATTCTATCGCAACTATGCGCTGTTCCTCATGACGGCGCATATCCTTGAACTTGACGATAAGGATAGGTCTGACGGAGATGCAAGTGGCACTGGAAGTTCGATTGCCGGAACTACCTACAAGGCTACCATTGGTTCTGTCCAAATTGAGAACAGTAAACAGAACTCGTTCACTCTGGACGATTGGAACTACTGGCTTGGTCAGACTAAACACGGACGCGAACTTCTGGCGTTTCTTGAGATTCAGGCCCCGTGTGGTATCTTTCTGAACACATCGAACGATAGTGTCAGGGATCTGATTTAATGGCTAATACTTCTCCATCGACTGATCAATGGCCTTGGTCACCGATTGAGGTATTCCAAGTAAACATTACTCCTACCTCTGTCGATAGATATGAGGATAATGGCAGTAGACATACTCGTGAAGTGCGCATAGGAACTGCGGCTCGTAATTATGCGCGTGCATATGCTGAAAGGCTGAAGCGTTCTATTGGATATTATAATCAAGTAAAAAACGCTCCTAACCTTTTTACTATTGTAATTGGCGTATGGAAGAGTACCCATTATGGTTCTGACATAATGACTAAGGGTGGAGGTACTGCCAAGGGGGATGATATAGATTATGAGACTCTATTTGACTTTCTGCAAAATGGAGTCGACGGGAAGAATTTTGATCCATTACGATTGGTCAGGGAAAATCATGGAAAGATAGAGAAGGAGATAGGCCATGCGGTAATGAAGTTATACAATTCTGGGTTTGATGGTGCCAGTCTGAATAGAACAAAGTTTAAATGTGTATTAAACAGTATTGCCGAAAAGCATTACGAACGAGTACAGAATTATATAAGTGGTGGAGAAGCACCTAAGCTTTCTGGCAAGACTCTTTACTTTCGCGATTTAAAAGGAATTGATTCAGAAACACCTCTTGTTGAGACAGGACAACTTTTAAACGCAATTAAGTTTGAAGTTTATGTTGAGCAAACTCCTGAGTTTAGACATCATGCAGAACTGCAGGCAAAAGAATTGCAGAGGCAAAACTCTGTAATTAAAGAAAGGCAGAGACTTGAA